ACATCACTTTCTCACATTTTTAGTTAGATGTGAGAAAATTATCGAACCACGACTGGATGACCCCCCCGCTCTGGATGACCCCCGACACCAGAGCGGTCGGCGGGGGGTAGTGGGGGGGGGCGGTGGTGGTGCGGGGGGCGGGGCGGAGGAGGAGGAAATTGTATGATGTCCCATTTCCCACACAATCCAAAAAAAATTGAAATGATTTTACTTCTTTATGCTACATACAACGCTACAAACAATCAACGATGTCCGCCGCTCAATACATTCACTACCTCGCTAATGGAAAGACGATTACCTCCACCACACCAGTCGAAGACATCTACAATACTATGGAAAAACGAGGAGAACTGTTTATCAGGGCAAACAAATCGCTCACCACGGGCAACTTTCAACTGTTTCTCGCAGAGGAACACGAGGAACTGTCAGCACAAGAAATCAACTACATCGACGACGCAACGGATATGGACTACTACAACGACTTTTTCGGTGGTAAGAAAATGAACACCAAGCAACTCCTAATGATGCTTACCATTTCTTGGTTGCGAAGCAACTACCCCCGCAATTTTGAGGGCGGAATGGGCGGTGGTTGGAATTGCGGAGGTGTCAGCGGACTTTGGGCGGACTTCTCCGTCAAAGTCAAAGCGAAAGACGGTTTCAGCAAGAAACACTACTGCCCCTTCAACGCCTACTTCATCGGTATTCGTGTTTGCTTGGACGCAGAGCACCGTGGAGCAAATGGAATTGAACGGTTCGAAATCTCAAAGTTCAACTTCTCTTACGAACCATACAGAACCGCAAAAACCACTATTCTCTGCCCCTCTTTCGGTGGAAACTGGCAACCAAAAAATCTTGAAGACAAGGCGAAGCAAGAACAAGAACTCACCGAGTTTATGATACAACTCGCAAAACACGAAGAACAAAAACAAAAGAAACTTGCCGAGCAAAAACGCCTTGAAGAAGCAAAAGAGCGTCAGCGTGAGTGGAGAGCAAAATTAGATGCCGAGTGTGCCGAAGCAATCGCCAAAACCAGAATTGAACTCGAAAACATCCGCAAACTCCGCGAACTCAACCGTGAAGTCGCACTCACCAACAAAAAAATCTTCGAACGCAAAGAAGCAGAAAAACTCGCAAAGGACGCCGAGAAACGCCACGCTGAAAAACTCAAACAAAAAGAACTCGAACGCCAAAAGTTCATTTCAAAGAAACAGTAAATCTTTGAGATGAATTACTACGGGACTGTGGTGTCCTTTTTTTTTACCTACACTTAATCTTCCCCCTCAACTTATCCAACATATCCCTCATATTCCTCGCACTACCCTTCGCAGTCTTCAACTCCTTTTGAAGACGAGTTGCCTGTATCTTCTCTGCCTCGTCGTCGAGTTGTTGCCTTCCTGATATCTCTGCGTCATACATATCCGCATCTTCATCTACATCCTCCTGCTCCTCCTCATCGCTGATATAATCAGGGTCAGGCAGAAACGCAATACGCTTCGCACTTCCAAAAGTTCCATATGGCATCTCCGCACCCTCCTCCATCTCCATACCCGCCCCATATGGGTTCGTCGGCATCGACTGTAATGCCTTCATCATTCCAGACCAGTTTCCTCTTTGCTGAAAACCATCGTGTATCATCAAGTCCATATAATCATCATCCATCTCCATATCAGCACCACCATACGCTCCATCGCCAACACGAGGCGGTTTCGGTGCTCCCATCGCAGGGTCATATGGAACATTCGCAACTCCCGCTCGAATTGCCCTCTCCTCCGCACGACGAAACTTCCTCTGTGCTACGACGAGTGCCTCTTGGCGTTGGTTATTCCTTGGTTGTCCCTGTAATGCCGCCTCTGCCGCCGCTACATTCTGTCGGTTTCCTTCCAACTCACGAATTAAATTAATATCCGCACGACTTAATTGTCCTGCTGGCGGTAATTGTTCTGGTTGCTGGGGTGCTACTGGCGGTTGCTGGGGTGCTCCTACTGGTAAAGCACCAACCGCCGCCTGATAGTCCGCTAAATCCTGTTGATATCGAAGAAGTGCCGCCCTTTCTCGTCTCACTAACGCCACTCTGTCTCTGTTATTTCCAACATCAGGAGCATTTTGAAGCAACCAATTTCTCGCTGGTTGAGTATCCGCTGCCAACAGTAAATCTGGTGGAACACGAATATTAGGGGGTTGAGGCGGTGCTGGAACTGCCGCTGGTGCTGGTTGAACTGGCGGTTGCCCTGCTGGGGGTGCTGGTTGAGGAGGGGGTCTTGGAACATTTGGTCCAACAATAGGGGGAATTGGTAATGCTGGTGCTCCCTGTTGTCCTGCTGGTTGTGCGGGTTGAGGAATATCTATCGGGGGTGAAAAATTAACTGGTCGCAAATCCTTATTACTGATATTATCATAACTCTCCAATACCGCACGAAACTCTGGAATAGGTGTCCCCGCCGCGTGAGCGTTTAATATCTGCTCCAAACTCGGTTTCACCGCATCAAACTTATCCTGTATCGCCATCTCTTCTCTCGAACTCAACTTACCAGTCCGTCCATACAACCTCACATACGCCGTCGCTCGATTATACGACGAGAGATATTCACTTATTCCCTGCGTCAGTTTCCCACTCTCCGCTGGTATCGCCATCGCTGAAACCGCCTGTGATAATGATGACGACATCTTATCCAAAAATCCCGACAACTCATAAGCAGTCTTTCGGTCTAACTCGTCAGGTCTCAAAAACTCCTCCTTGCTCTGCTGAACAAACGGAAAGTTCAGTAAAAATGCCTTCTGTGCCGCCCGTGCGTCCTCCCCCAACGCCTCCGCAACCTGTCTGCTACGCATCGCTCTATCTGTATCCGTGCCTCTGTGCCGATTTGCCATTTTCAGTTGTTTATATTGGTTAATCTGCTTTTGTTTTTATTATTAATTTCATATTCATTTCTTATAAAGTCCGTTCGCCTTTATGTATTTCACCGCCTCTGCCAATTTCATACCTTTCTCCTTCATAGTCTTACTCACAAACGCATTATACGCAGACTTTCCGCCGTGTTGCCCCTTTCCACTATACTCACTCTTCATCTTACTCATCGCACTACCACCAAATACCGCCTGTAAATTATTCGTCTGTGTTAAGGCGTGTGCCCCTCCCGACATCGCCCCACCTTCCAACACGAGAGATGGGTTCGCTTTTGCCGACCTTCCTGTGGTATTCTCCATCTGTGTTCCATCCCATATATTCTGTGCCGCTACCTCATCCACCGCACCCGACTTCTTCTGTGCCTTCTTTGTATAACCACGCTCCGCAACTATCGCCCCCATCGAATTATCTCCGCTCACCGCCAGTCCCTCACGCTCCTTCTTCGCTTCTTCGCCCGTTTTTTTCGGGGCGGACGAGACCCCACTACCGTTTTTTGGCACGATTTTTCTCTTCCTTCCACCAAACCCCGAACCTACTGGATTACTCGACGGCATATCCCCATACGAAGTCGAACCAGTCGCAGAGTTCAACTGCTCCACCTCCAACTTCGGCGAAAAACCGAGAGAGTTCGCTGCTATCGGTTTCGCATCGGCAAACACACCCTCACCACATCCCTTCATTCCGCCAATTCCCATCCCCTTCGCACCACGCTTCGCACGAATTGATGCCATATATGCCTTTGCCTCTGGCGAACCCTTCACCAGACGAGCACGACCACCTGAACGACCCGACGGAGCACCATACATCCCACCCGACATTCCCGACGGAGCACCATACATTCCACCAGACACGCCATTTTGACCATAACCAAGCATCTTCTTCAATTGAGGATTTTCAGGAAACGGATTTTGACCATAACCCAGCAACTCCAACACACCAGCACCCGCCTCACCATAAGGATTTCCACTTGCGAGGAGTGCGTCCTTCACAGGAGTTCCCACCACATCCAAAACTGGTTTGATATAGTCCTCCCAAACACCCTTCACAGTATCATACGCATCTTTAACTGCCTCCGTAAAATCACCCCAGTCATTATACCACGCACCACCATAAAAACCAGCACCACTCTTACTCAATAAATCCTCGACAAACTTCAATTCCTCCGCCGTAAAATCACGCCCACCACTCGCAACCAGTTCAGGGTCTTTCGTCATCCTACCCACCTTCTTACTGTCTCTCATTCGGTTTCGCCCATTACTGAAATCATCGAAGTTTTCATACCACGCCGCCTCCACCTGTGGTTTTCCACTACCGTCCATATTACCCACCTGAACCACTTTCGGCGGAAATCCAGACCCCCTTGCCGACAACGCCTTATCTACCACACCAGCATACGGCACTTCTCGGTAAGGCATCGTGACACCCACATCCGTCGCCGACGCCCCCCCGTGCGTAATTGTTAGTTTTCCTCGCCCACTCAAAACCGTATCCCGCCCTTGTGCCGCATCAGCAACCATCCCTATCGGGGTATAACGAAACGCCTGACCTATATCATCGAAAAAACTTCCACCAAACTCTCTCGCCTCTCCTTCCATACGATACTCCTTTTCCGCTCGTGAAAGTGCTCGGGGGTGGTTCGCCGCACCCCTCATAACATCGTTGTATTGAGTATCAAGTCCGCTGTCGCTTCCAAAACCCCTACCCACAAAATTAGCGGGAGCGTGTCTCGCATAGCGTTCCATTATCGCATCATTAGCAGACGCTATTCGCCTATTGTATGCCGTATCCATTTTCGGTTATAAATTAGTATCAACGATTGTTTTTATACTCTATCTTAATTTGTCGCTATTATGTAATTATCTCACAATCTCTCGACATCATTCATTTTGAACCTACAAAAGTCCAAGATGAATACACTTAATTCAATTTTATTAACACCTACTCGCGAGACGCATTCTCCCGCCAACACCATCAGCACCACCACTCATACCTTTACCGAGTGCGGATTTTGCTGCGGAAACTGCGTCCATAATCGCTTCTTGTGCCCGCGGGGCAACATCAGCAACCGAAGTGACAGCAGAACTCTCGACGCCACCGACCAGACGCAAATGACGCTCACTCACAGGTTTCATCTCACTAGCAGCAAGAACATCACTCTTGGTAAGAATACCCGTGTAAGTGGAACTGACACCCTGCGAAGTGATAAACAAACCAGAATTAACACACATCAACACCAACTCGACCTGTTGTGCCGCCAAAGTGTAATTCTGTAGTGTAACGTTGAACTGGAGGTTGAAAGACCCCAAAGAACCAGCAGCATAAAACTCCTCGACAATAGGGATATCCTGTCCAAAACGCAGAGCAAGAATAGACCCAGAAGTAAGGACTTGTTGAAGTTGAGTATCATAAGTAGCACCAGCGGGGGGAAGGTATTTATTAGCATACCCACGAAACTCCTGCCAAGTCTGGTTCGTGGATTTCGCAGACATACGAAACAAAGTATCCTGTGTGGCGTTCGCCAACAGACCTGACTGGTTATTCCAGTTGATAGAAATACCAGTAATGGGGAAGAAACTATCACTATCACGGTTCGTCTGCTGTGCCATCGGTTTTCTCGCACAAATCACCAACATATCGGGGACTTGATTTAATTGAATGTTGTTGCTTGAAAAAACAGTCGTAGTAGGAACTAACTCGTTAAGTGCTGAAACTGCCGCAGCACCAATCGAGTTCGTGAATGTAGTCAAATAACGAGGGAAATCAACATAATCGACTACATTTTTAGAGGGGAGGATTTGAGAGGGGTGAGGGGTGAGCATCTGAAAAATCAACCGAGAACCGCTAACAGCAGCAATCGAAACGCTGTATCCAGAAATACCCGACACCGTGGTGGTGCCCGATAACACTCCCTCCGCCGCACCGCAACGCCACAAACGGGACGCCTGTGCGGAGATGTTGAAAATGAAGTTCAAGTTGCTCACACCGTAGAGTGCCATCTGGTTCGCCGAGAGATTGGCGAAGTGGAAGGGCGAGAGAAACAAGGGTTCGCGAGAAGTAAAACGAACCTTCACAACACGAAGACCAGTCGCAGCAGTTCCATCACCGACAGTCTGTCTATTTTTTTCACCAGCACCAATAGCAGGGGTAGTCTGCTCCAAACTGTCGATACTGAAAGAACCACGAGAGATAAGAGAATTGTCGGCAGTCTGTGCCCAAGAACCGTTGCTGTTGTTATTCGAACCCAACTGGTCGCTATATTTGAGGTAAGTATCAGGAGCAAGAGGAGCAATACCATTCCACCTTTGAAGAGCACGGTCATCACCATACATACGAAGCAACTGGGGCAAAACATCACGAATATTCACAGAAACGCTGTTGTTATTCACCTGAACTTGAAGGGTGGTGGCGGACATATGAAGGGGCAGGGGGGCAAGGGCATCACGGTTTCCCAAATCAACCAAAAACTCACCAGCGGCAGGAGTGCCTCTAATTTCAATTTCATAAGTAGATTGCCAAACGATATTACGGTCGAGAAGGGTCACCTCACTCGGGGTCTGGATAGAATAAGTCTGGGAAGACGCACTTTCAGAAGTAGCAGGATAAATCTGGGTCGTAACATTCTGTCCTGACTTCACAACACCAAAAGGGAGACTGTCGGTCACCCGCATTCTTGCGTCTTCGACCAAAATCTTGCGAAAGTCTGCTGAACTCATTTTGTAATCGATTTTATGAATAATAGTATAACTTTGTTTTTATATATAATTTCAGTTGTAATTCTAGTTGCCGAGAGATTTCTCTGCTTTTTTCTTTTCACGATACGCCTTCATCGCATCCAGTTTTTTCTGCTTTTCTTCTGGGGTCATAGCGTCTCGCTTCGCCTTCTCTCGGGCGAGTATCGCCAGTCTGTTCGTGTGGTAATACTCGCTTTGCCTTTCCAAATACGCCTCTGTGTTGTTTGCGTAATATACCTGATGCCTTGATTTTTTCTCTTCGGCGTGTTTCGCATTATATACCGCATCATATTCCGCCTTCTTCTCTGGATGCTCTGCCATATATTTCACATAACTTTCCTTCTTCTGTTGTTTCTTTTCTTCAAGGGTTCGGTGTCCCCTATTTTTATTCAAGCAGTTCGCATCACCAAGCACTTCTCTTATAAGTCTATCCTCGCATTCTGCTATGGTTTCATTCTCGGTGGGTCGTCCAATCTCTCGAATAGTCGCAGTTGTAATGTCCTCGTCTGGATACCAAGTCGCCAATCCACAACCCTTCACGCACCGATGCTCCCTCATTCTCTTTTTGAGGTCGTGATGACTGATTTTGCCAATATAAAACTTTCCGTTCAAATAATCCACACGATAAACCGACATAATGTATGACGCTGTGATATACATTATATACTCATCTCTTTAAATCAATTTTATTGTAAAAAGCATTTAATCGATAGTTGCGTTGTAGAAGTCTTTTCTGCGGAACAAGATTTTAATGCTCGCCGCACACCCCGCCGCCAGATTGAACCGATGTAATCCACTATACTTGTCCTTCCAGAACACCGAAACCTCCA